CCATTTACTGTACATCTTGCAACAAACGTGAATACACCCGCACTTCCTGTCACATCCACAAATACCGGATTGACAGCTGTTGCACCAAACGCATTGGCTAATGACATTCTTATGGTATTAGACCCTTGAATCCTCATCAATAATTGTGCTCTATGTCCTCCTGTGGTAGTTGTAACCGTTGGATTTGATGCTGCACCTGATAATGATAATTGATATGTTTTTTGGTTGGCGTTTGATGTTGATGAAAATAATCCATCGGCAACAATCGTCATACCAACCTGAAGTCCTGTAATATTAAATGTTGTGATTGTAGTAACCGTAGTTGCCGTAGTATTTCCAACATTCACAGCATTTGGTAATCTATAAATGACTTTAGGTGTGTCATCGGCAGTGATGGTTGTTGCTGAGATGGTATTAGCTGTAACACCTCCTGTAAAATTAGTTGCACCTGTCACAGTCCCACCTGTGAAAGAATTTCCTGCAGATAGACCAACTTGTTTGGCTACAACTATTAACGACGGTGATACAGGTCTTGTTGGTGTGACAAGTCCCGAAAGTGTTGTTAATTGAACATCTTGGTTATCCGAAGAGAAGTAAAATTCAACATAATCATTAGCGTTCAAATCTAAAATATATGAAACGAATGGTAATTGATACACACTATTAGAAACTAAACCCAATGTAGATGAACTCCTATCAACATCATTACCATTTACTTTCGCCCATATCGTAACATTCGCTGATGTGCCCTGAGTTTTCTCAATTTGAGCGGAATATCCAATCTCATAAATTCCTTTATTCGCCACTTGTATTCTTGAACCTCCACTAATACTAATTCCGTTTGAAAGTTCGGTTGTATTTAATCTCCAAACCGTTGCGGTGTTAGCACCACTTACAGGTTGGTTTGTTGTGTCGGAAAAGGAACCATAATAATTGGCAGATAGTCCCGATGCGGTTACACCAGTAACGGTGAATGTTCCACCTGTATTATTTGTGAATAATAATTGACCACCATTATATGTTCCACCTGTAACAAACACATCAACACCTGATGGGTTACCACCTCCCGTACCTGCGGAAAATATTAAGGTATTGTTTGTTCCTGAAACTATATTAACATTAACACCACTAAAGTTAATAAATGTGTTAGTGTTTGCTGAAAATTGTGGTGTGTTATTAATTCTAACGTGATTGAATACGTGTGTTAAACCACTACCATTACCATAATATGTCGAACCTGAGAAGTCACCATTTGCTCTAATAAATGACGTGGTTACATCTGATGCGTTAATCCCTTCTAATAGGTTTGTTGTGTTATCAGGATTACCTGTACCATTTTTTATTGTTAATCCGTCTAAAGCTGCGTTAATAACTATTTCAGGTGTTGTGGAATTATCATAAGCTTGTTGTAGTGTTGTCGTTGATATTCCACCCGTTCCTCCTAATACTTCACCGAACTTTGATACAGAATTAAACTTAGCGGTGGTTGGGTCATTTAGAACGGTAATACCTCTTTGTAATGATATAATACCAATTAAAATACCATTTTCCGAGTTGAGAGAATACTCAACAAATTGTTCTGTTTGAGAAGCAGCGACCGCCGCGGCGAGTGATGCGTAAACTTGTTGTCCATATTGAATCCTAATCAAACCTGTTGGAAACAAATATACTCTTTGATTGGTTGCGGAATTTGAACCACCACCAACAGCCGTTACAACACCATTCAAATCGTAGTTGTTAGGGTCAATAAAGGTTGTGTTACCGGTGTATGGTCCAGTACCACCTGTTATAGGTCCATTCCTTGTTCTATATTGAAACGTAATCGGTGATTGTGAAGAGATATTAACACTATCAGGATTTAATTGATTTGTTACCCATCCAATACCATTACCCCATAGAACACCCGATGATGAATTTATACTTAAATTCGCCCCATTCGATGTGATAATCACACCTTGATTTATCAATTTTAGAGGAACCCATAAATCACGAAGTGCTGACATAGGTGATACGTCAAAATCAACCGTTTGGTTAATACTTGTGATTGTTGTTCTATTTGGATGAACAACCTTACCTAAAAATATGTTTTCCCTTCTTTGTTGTGGTGTTGGAAAAGTTGTTTGTTGAACTAAGGTAGAAGCTGAACTAAGTAAGATAAAAGTAGAATCCGCACTATTCAGATAAATTAAAGGTATGTTCGTACCACCCGAATATATAACATTTATCACTTCAGGTAATGTTGCAAAGGTATATGTATTAAGAGCAATCCATCCCCTCGCCAAGGAGACATTTATGGTTTGTCCTGTACCTTGTGTCATACCTGTATATTCATATACACCGGTTGAGATAACATTACCTTCAAGAATATTTCTTTCTTTATCGGTCAATGAAAGATTACTATCTTCATTATTTATATTCACATAAATTTTACCCGTGGTTGAACCTGTTTCAAGAACATATCCTATTTCGTTGGTTCTCGCGGTAAACGCTAATGATGATGTTGTATTTACATAATCACCAGGAACGGTATCTGAAAGATATAGAACATCACCGTTTGAAAATGTGTTAAGTGTAATACCACTTAATATACCATTATTTATCACCAAACCTTCGCTACCATTTGGTATATTTTCTGCAGCCAACCCGATAGGTCGTGCGGATGTAATTCCCCGAGTATTAACTGATAGTGTGGCACTTGGTAATCCATTTGATGTTCCCGTGATTGAAATTATTTTACCTTTATCTATTTGAGTTCCCGTTGCGTTCCATACTCTCGTATATAATTGTTGACCCATCGCGATTGCGACATTACTACCGATTATATTATAATATGATAGTGCCTTAGAATCGTTATCAAAAAATACTCGACCTCCAATCAATGATGGATTAGTTGATCCTGTATTAAAATCAATATATAATGTTTGTGATATTGTATTTGCTGTTACACCACTATTAGCAACTAACCCTCCCGTTAATGTTCCACCACTCAATGGTAAATAATCACCTGAAACAGTACCTCCCGATCCTGATGGTGGTGCCCCCCAATACGCATTTCCTGATCCGTCTGAATATAAAACATATCCATTTTGTTCGGTTCCGTTACTATACTTAAAATTATCAAGAATGGTTAATCCTGATGAAAATGTTGGATTAACAGGAACATCCCCACCTATTCTATAAACATAACCTGTTGATAAATCGGATTGAAGAACGTAATTATATGTATTTTTTACTAATTGGTCTTTTATATCTGCCATATTATAACATTAAGAAAATGTGTTAATCTATAAATAGTTTGTAAGTTGTGTTATAATTGTATTTATAGTAAATAATATAAATGGCGTTTTATCCGGTAACTTCTAATTATGGTTCTTCCATTGGTGGTATTTGTAATAATCCACCGATAACGTTTTACGTTCAAAATACAAACGTATTAAGTGTAGGTAGTGTTATTTATACTGATATTACAGGAAGTGATACTTTCAAAAATACTTGGTTTTATATTACAGAACCAACCGATTATAATTTTAATAAGGTTTTTGAAACTGATGGTACCGGTGAGATAATCCAATTAGGTGTCCCATCCGACTTTGGTGTTCCTGTTTTTGGAATAATATATGCTGGCGATAGTTGTTGTCATACCGGTAAAGGTCCTTATTATTATGATGCTTCGCAAATATTTGATCTTGGTCTAAACATTTATGATGACAAATGTTTAACAATACTATCCACCGATGTTACAGACCAAAAAGTGTGGATACCTTCTTATTCCTTCACTATAAGTTATACTATCACAACTGTTGGTGGTTCTGTGGTTGATATAACTGAAGACGGTGAGTGTATTGTAACTGACCCATACCTATTTGAATTAGGTAGTTTGGTAAGCCCTTGTGACACATCCCAAACATATTATGTTAATTATTTTCCGGATATCAACCCAATACAAGTTGGAACGACACTATGGGTGGTACCACAACTTAATGGTTGTGATGTAACAAGTGAAATGACTTTAACTGATGGTTATGATCCAAATATCTATTATGATTTGGATGGTGGTGGTGTGGTAACCGCAATAAATACCTGTGCCGTTACACCAACCCCCACTCCGACCCCAACAGAAACACCAACACCTACCGTTACACAAACACCTACTAATACAACCACACCGACATCATCTGTTACTAAAACTCCAACACCAACACCGACAGTTACACCAACATCAAGTGGTGGTCCTGTAACGACTCCCACACCAACACCAACACCGACAAGAACACCGGGTGAACAATTTTGTTATACTTGGGCAAACGCGGAACAAATTTGGGACACAAGTGAATTAACATGGGCGGAATTTTGTATTATCATTCCAATTGTTACCCCTGCGATTAGTGGTGGTGGATCAATGGCGATGGTCCGAGATAGATTGAGAAAATTACCCGAAGAAGAGAAAAAAATCATCATTGGATTATTCACAAGATTGGAAGTTGATGAGATTACTTTTGAAAAAAGAGAGAACAAACAAAAGAACACAAAAGTAAAAATTAAAATTTCTGATGTGGATGTTACAATCAAAGAGAGTAAAAAGGTAAATGTGAAGATAATTATATAAAAAGAGATATCATGGCTTATAAATTATTTTCAGATAAAGCAAACAAATTTAGTTGTAACATACAAGTTGAGGGAACCTCATTCGCAAATTCTAAATTAAGAATGATCCTTGAAACGGATGAATTGAATTATATGTTCACAGGTTATATTCATGAAACGGGTGTTTGTGATGTTAATATTCCAAAGACTAAACATTTTCTTCCCGAAGGAACTGTAGGTAACATGAGATTGGAAGTCATTGCCGATGATGTTTATTTTGAACCTTGGTCATCAGACTTCGTTGTTGCAACCGAAAAGAAAGTTGCAGTTGTAGTTCAAGAACAACAAGAGGATGAAAAACCAAAGGTTAGAGTTGAAGTATTCCAACAACCTGAAGAAAAGAAGGTGGTTAAAGAATCCCCAAAACCTGTGGTTACCAAAGAAGAACCTGTGATTGAAGAAAAAGTTGTTGAGAAACCAAAGATCAAAGAATCCGTGGTTAAGAAAGAAAGAACTCTTAAATTTACTCAGGAACAAATCCGTCAGTTAATGAAACAAGGTCTTATTTAACCAATATTTTTATTATCTCCTTTTTCTACCGATACAAAATAATCTTGGACGTGAGACGCGATTGAATAATCCACGTAAAAATACCCTTCCAACTTTAATGTGGTGATAAGGTTCATCATCCAAGTAACATCGTTTGCATAGACCTTGAAGTCCTCTAAAAATTGTTTGAAGTCACCCTTATACCAAAACCCGATATTTACACCCCTTTCGTCCTCAATGGCGAATTCTTTACTTGTTTTTGAGATCGGATTTTGTCTTTTAGTTTTTGGTAAATTTTTGATTTTGTTAAACTCTTCAGGCGTTAGTTGTGGATATTTTGAATAAATGTTTTTGAATTTATTCATCATAATACCCTTCATTTGTTCAGGAGTATAAGTTTCGTCTGACTTAATACCTAAGATCTTTCTAAATTCCGCCATTCTTGCTAAAATCTCGGAAGTATCATAAGTGTATGGGTCGGTGTATTGTGTAAATCCTGAATATTTGTTATTTGAAACAACTGTCGGTTTTGGTTTATTCATATCCCACATAAAATTCGTGTAATCGGTTGGAATATAATACACCTCACTTAAAGTATCGTATAAAAAGTGCCTTAATTCGTGTGTTATAACTCTGGTCAATTCAGATTCAGGTGTTATGTTTTGTTTAAGTGCAGATTTGATGATAGATTTACGATTGATTGATATTGAAAAATCCTTAATTGACCATTCACCCGATGTTGTCGGTGCCAAACTATCCGAATATAAGAACTTAACCGTTTTTAGTTTCGGAATAAAAATCTCATTCAAAAATTTGTTATATAAGTTAATATCATTCTCAGGTGTTACTTTACGAGGATATTCTGCAACCTCATAACCCATAATTTTCTTTTTTGCCGCATCCGATTGAACATCTTTCAAAAGTTGTTCTTTAATAGGTTCTGCAAATTTTGTTAATTCAATATCGTTTTGAGGTAATGATGTTGGAATATCCGACTCTTGTTCCTGCAATAAACTTTTCTTATAACTCTCATGTAATGCAAGAATCTCCCTACGTTCAGATTCCGATATAACAAACTTCCCCATACTTACTTTTATTTATAAATATGGGGAGTTTATCATAATTTCATAAAAGTTGGTTTGATCATCTTCCATATGATATGGTCATAGGCTTTTCCATCCCACATATTGAATAGAACCCCTTGAAGTGGTCTTGGTCTTTGCAACACATAATCAACATATTCCCTTCTTGTGGGTTCGGATGTTTTTTCACCATTTTTACCATATCTGAAAGTAACGTAATGACTTAAACAAGTATCATAAATGTCATTATAATCATTCTTTAATTGATTTACATATACGTCAACTTTCTTGTAGAACTCATCAGGAACATCTTTAAGGATGGTCATTATGTCATCACCTTTGGATAAACATTCCCATACTGAAGTGGTGGATAATCCGGTCATAACCTTATGTAACCTGATATACTCAACACCTTTAACCTTCATTCGGTCACCATTGGAGAACTTAACCACAAAACCCTCAGCATCATCCTTAACCATTCCCTTCAATAAAGAATAATCGGTGATACCATCATACTTCTTAACAACATCCAACGGACCAACATATTCTTGGAATTCATCGGAACGTAAGGTATCCAAAGAAAACTCATCACCGGTTTCGGTATCAACAATTCCAAGTAAAACCAAACGTTCTTCACCGTAATCAACAACGATCCTGTTCCAAGGTGCGATATATTCAAACAAGTAAGTGTTTCTTCCACCCTCAAATACCTTATCCAAATTATTTTCAAAGAAGTATTTGGTTGCAGCAATTGCTTGATCAGAGGTGAATGAACCACGAGTACATAACACCCACTCACTTTGATAAATGAATGCGATGATTAAACTACCATCCATTTTTTCATAAACTTCAAAGTCAGGGGTTGCGGTATGTCTTCCTTCCTCAATGTTGAAGAACTTACGGAATGGTCTCGCAACCACATCACCATTAGAGTTGGTAACCAAACCTCGAGTTTGTAGAGTTACGTCATCAAAAAGTCCGTCATACTGCACCTTCTCGGTATAATTCCATATGGTAAGGTCTAAAGTTGGATGTACTTGATTATAAAGTAACCCATTGTCCAAATAAGATTGTAGAGTTGTGTTCATGAGGACAAAGGTAATAAATTAATCTTTAAGTTTCATCACTTCTTCTAAAAATTGTTCCACAGAGTATTTTTTGAAGTCAATATTCACATCACCGGTATTCACACCAGTAGGAATACAGATATTCTCAAAAACCTCAACAATTCTTTCATCATTCCTATCCAACATAAATTCCCACATGATGTAAATGATAGAATCAATATGGGAATTTATTTCTCTTGGATTGGTTATGGTATAGTCGTTATTTTCTATTTTTTTTTTAATTATTTCATAATACTGTTGTAAGTTCATTTACCACCTCGACATTTAACTTAGGTTTATCCTTTTTGTCATATGTCATGACAAGGTTTCGTTCCTCATCAGTTAAATTAAAATAATCGAACAGTTGTTCATCAGTCCATTCTCTATCAAAGGGAACCATTGGGATCCACTTACAAGTGTCTGGTTTAATATGTTGTGATATTTTCCTTAATGATAATAAACAATTAGCAAATTTTGTGGAAATATAAGAAAGTAAAGATTTAGCTTCTGTTTCATTATTAACTTCAAAAACATCATAACTCTGATTACAAACTTCATTTGGATATCCTATAAATGAATTACCAAATTTACCCAACATTTTATTGGAACCGGATGCTTCTGCAGTTACTACTTTCCATTTACTTAAATCAACGGATTTTTTAACATCAGTTCTTTTAATCCATTTTTCTAATCCATTTACTTGACTAACATAACATTTGATATAAGAATCATCAACTTTAACTTTTGATAATCTATTATCGTTTGTTTTTATCCCAGAATATGATTGTCCTTTACAAATTGTATCTAATCCAACTCTTCCTGATAATTTACTCAATATTGAATAGTATTTTGGATTCACAATTATATCAAATTTAGATAAATCAACTAAATTACCATTGAACACACAATTTCCATTATATTCTTCATCAATTAAAGAATATGAAATACCACCCTTTATTTCAACACCATTACCAAAAACCAAAGTTGGGTCTTCTATATGACAGATTTCTTTTAAGTTTTTATTTGAAAGCATCATGTTTCTAAAATTATCCAATCCTTTACCACCAGCAAACCATCTACTTGGGTTAATTGAGATAACCCTTTTAGAATCCTTTATAGCCTTTTCAATGAAAAGATTATAAAGAGGTTTAGCCGAGCCTCGTTTAGTTTTTAATTCTTCCTGATAAGGACTATTCATACAAATCAAATCAAATTTCTCAACCCCAAAGGTTTCTTTAATATTTAATGTCAAATAATCACCCCTGTAGAAGTTCATTTTGTATTTGTTTTCAGGATCGAATAATTGTAGATATATGAATAGGTTTTTACTTTGATATTCATTAACACATATGATTTCTTCTAATATCCATTTTAATCGTTCCTCTGAGTCCGGTATTTCGTCAGATAATCCATTCATGAATTTATCAATTAAAACAACAGAGTAATTTCCAATTCCCGCACATGGGTCTAAAACCTTAACATCTTTTCTTTTCCAAAAAGAATCCTCCATCAAATTTAATTGGTCTTCCACACAACCTGGCTTTCCGTATAATGGTGTGAACACCTCACCTAACAACCTTTTCTCGGTATTAGAAGGTTTTAAATAACTATCAATCAATTTTAATACTTCGGGTAACATCATATTTATAATATTAGGATTTTTCCTCATATTATCAAATATAAATATCACTTTTCTATTGAACTCGAATAGTTTTTTATTGATGTTATCCTTATCAAAAACGTTATCATAAATATACTTAATAGTGTCTAAATCAACATTTTCCGCATCATTAATACCCAATAATAATGTGTCTAAATACGCTTGTTTTTGTTCAGGATGGTTAGAAATAACTTCAAAATTTTTATCAATATCGTCATGCTCAAATCTATTGAATATTGTCAGAAGCATCGTCTTATCCAACAATGCTTTTGCAATCTCAATAAGTTTATTAATATCAATCTCGGAAGGTTTATCTTTATTTGATGGTGATAGGTTTTTAGTGATCTTACTCTTACCCTTATCGATCCCATCATCATTAAGTTTTGTTTCAGAAGATGATGTTCCATCTTTTAAACCGAAACTTAACAAGGATTTAGAAATATCATCATCAGTTAATTTATCAAAATTAATCGTATTTTGATAATCAAACCTTATTCGTTTGCTTATGGTATTTAGGTATTCGGTAAAGAACGTATTAACATCGACAGGTATGAACTCACCATCAATTCGGTTATAGATATTAACACATTCCACCCACTCTTTAATTTGATCTTTTAATTCGTTGCCGGTATATTTTGAAATAATGGTTTGATATTCACCCATCATTTCAAACGATCTTGCAGCATTAAAATCAACAACCCAACATTTTTCTTTACCTTCTCTAGGTGATTGACATCTGAATGATGCTTGAATGTATTTGTCCATTGACAACCAATCATTCATCATCATCACCATATCACAATCTTCCAATGTGATACCCATCGTTAATTGGTCAACGGCAATGATTAAACTTCTCTTACTTTTTGAAGTGAATTCTCCTCTAACTTTATTGATTAACATTTTTGAAGAGTTAATCTCACTATTTGTTATGTGGATATCAAAATCTTTATAATATTCATTGTTCAGTAAAAGTTCTTTTAATTTTTCTTGTACTGAAATATTAGGGACAAATAAAAGAACCGATCTAACATCAGAGAAATCTCCTTGATTTTTTAATGGGTATTTTGTACCCAACTTATCACGACCACAAACCGAACGGTCACCAATTAATCTTTTGAACAGAAATTCAATATCCGATTGATAATAAAAATTACCATTCTCAATTCGGAAAAACTTATCAAATTTGAATTGTTCCTCATCTGAAAAATACTTTAAGTTAGATTTCTCATTTTTAGAAAGATTCCACAATAAGAAGTTTATATCGGCATAAGGGTATTGATCGGGAAATTGTAATTTCATCTTCTTTTCATCTGACAATCCGTAAATATGAGTATGTTCCTTAGCGAATCTCCCAACTAAAAGGTTCTTACTCGGTGTTGCGGATAGACCTAATAATCTCTCATAATTAACTTTTGTCAAAAACTCGGTGGTTTTTTCCGTTTCAACACCGTGATGACACTCATCGATGATAAGTAGATCGATTTTAGTATGTATAAGATTCTTGAATTTATCTTTACCAAAAACTTCATCCCCACCTTTAATATCCTGTAATGATAAGAAAATAATTCTCTTTTCATTTAATTCAAAATCCACTTCAGAAATATTTTCTTTATCTATAATACTATAATCCATGAATCCTTGATGAGTATCAAAGAATCCAATCCATTGGTAATTAACCGTTGGTTGATTGGTTACAAACAATACATTATCGTATCTGTTTTCTTGGATGTGTTTTCCTGTTATGAATGTTTTCCCACTTCTACATTTGTGGAATATCAAACATTTCTTATCATCGGAATCGAATCTTTCATTGATAAATTTTGACGCTTCTTTTTGATGGGGTAATAACGATAATATTTTCTTAAAGGAATCCGTATTGTTTAATACTATACTTAGAACGTTTCTGAAGATCTTAATAGGATCACCAACTAACATAAACCACTCCTTTCCGTTTTTTACGAGGTAACCTAACTTTGTTAGAATATCATGAACTTCCCCCTCCACAACATGAAGAGGTTTGTCTGTTAATTTTGAAATGTCAATGGAGTCAATAAAATAAGGATCATCAATTGAGAATGCACTTTTTGATGTTTTACTTCTACTGTGCATGTTTTTAGTTAAACCAATTTTGTAATAACCTTTTTGTGCCTCACTATCCACCGATGCTAGATAAATAAACTTACCATCGGTTAAGGGTAGATTTTTTAAATCAAGTTTTTCCATACTATCAATAATAAAAAAAGGATTTGACATAATCAAATCCTTTTTTGAAAAGTAAATACTTAATTAACGAAATTTTGGTTCTTCTGGTAAAAACTCATAAAGATATCTATTGATGTCTTTAACCAATGATTTGTTGATTAAATCACCATTAAACAAACCAATATAATCGGAATGACCATTACCTGATAATGTGAATTCATTGTTTTTATGCCACAGACTAATTTCATACGTTATACCATCAATAACCAACTTGAAACATGAGATATTACCAAAAGAAGGTGATTCGTGGGTCTCAACATAAGAAAGAGAGTCGTATGATTTTGTTTTCAAAATCTTCAAAAGAGTTATCCTATTTTTATAATATGTCCTCTCTACGAACATAGAGTAAAAAAATAAAAACCCTATACCGAGTGTAAAAAGTGCGATAAAAAAGAATACGCCTTCCTTATCCTCATAATATTTGAAAGGTCCTTTATTTTTTACAGGTTGGTTGTAAATAGATTCTTTGTTCATAATTCTTTATTTTAAGTTTTGTTGAAGAAACATTGATACCTCTTTACCGTCGTATTGTCCGGCATAGTTTGATTTCATCTCACCCATAATGGTTTTCATATCCGATTTGTTAGGATATTTTGAAACCATTTCCACCAAGATTTTATTTAACTCAGATTCGGTTAATGATTTAGGAACGAACATTTCATAAACTTCCAATTCCATTTGAGAAGTTTCTGTAGGGTATTCCTTAACACCATTAATCATTTTGGTCAATACAGAGATTACCTCAGCATCCGTTGGATTTTTGGATGGTAATCGTTGTAACTCACCGATAACGGTTTTTAAGAAGTTCGTTCTTGGATTTTTTTCCACCATCCAAGATTGAGTGGTTTTTTGAATTTGTTCCAAAAGTGTCATAAAAAAATAATTTATTTTGTTTCTAATGTTGGTTTTAACCAAAGAATGTTCTCTTTGAAGATATAATTCCTAAGAGCAGGAAACTCGTGTAAGGTTTTGAGTGTCTTAATCGTGTCGTGTTTGAAACACTTATACAACTCCTCACGGATTCTCTCAACAGACACCACGGGCATTTTGGTTTCATAATCATAATCTTGCATAACACCATCCATATAAGGTGAAATGAAAAACCCTTTTGTAATACAAAACCTGATCGCTCTTAAAATTCTCAACGGATCATCATCAAATGTGATCTTGCAATCTATTGGTGTTTTAAGATAACCTTTTCTTAAATGTTCCAAACCTCCGAAGTAATCAATGATATTACCATCACCATCTTTGGCTAGAGCATTTAAGGTAAAATCCCGTCTTTCCAAATCATCGTATAATGTTCCAGGAACCACAAGTGGTGTCCTTGTTCCGGGAATATATCCGATTTCCTTTCTTGCCATAACAAAATCTGCAACACCCGAATATTTGTGTCCTTGAGGAAACTTCGCTCTAATTGTGAAACAATCCGATGTCACCAAGAAGATTTCAAACCCCTCTTCTTTGAGGTACCCCTCAAGAATGTTAAACATAGAATGTGCCGAATTCACATCTTTCAATAAATCCTCACCGGGTACCGCAACATAATCAACGTCTTTGGACTCAATCTCCAAGATCTCATCTCTGACTTTTCCGCCTACCTCATAAAACTTGAACATATCTTTGGTTTAATATTCCACAAAGATAAAAAAAAGGTTTGGAATAACCAAACCTTCTCTAAAAATTTTTAACCAAATAATTTAATTAAATGTAACATTCGGGAAACACCCTCATCTAACTTACTGTAAGGGTTTTTCTTTCTTGAGAATTTTGATTGGATCTCATCACATTTTACAATTTGTTTTGCAAACATTCTTACCAAATATTTCATAACCAATTCACTAACATCATAGTGGATTTGTTCGTTCATAAATGAACTAACTCTACCACCACCTGATGAAGCAGCAATCAGATTTAATAGTTCAGGTGAAAAAGAAACGGTTGATTTCCCACCTTCCTCAAACATTGAGTTACGATCGTCCATAACCTCACCTTCTTCATCTAATGGTGTTGGAAAACACTCAGAATAAAATTCACCATCATCAATTAAGAATCGTTTCGCTTCCATATCAATTAAAACACGAATGGAAAAACCAAAAACTTTACTTCTGATGTTGTATTCAAACTCTAAGTTATTACCATTACCGCGAGGATCGTGTAAGATGTTATATGATTTAGAGATGATATCAGGTAATGGTGTTTTCATTATCTTATCTCTCTGTTTGAGATTACCAATATTTAAACCAATCCAACCTTTATCTTTATATAATTCGTAAGTTTTCGCGATTCTTGATTTTTCATCAGAAATTTCACTACTGCTGAATAATTTATTTATTCTATCTGTTAAATAAGCACCATTAAAAATGGCAGTATTAAGAGTTCTTTTGGTTGTATCTTTCTTAAATCTTCTACCACCTAAATCTCCTGACGCTTCGGTAAATTCATTGTATTCCATACCAATAAATATACGGTCATGGCGAAAATAACACTGTGGGGTTATTACAATGAATATCTATATCAGGAAATTTAATTTTGAACTTTGATTTATCAAATGGTCGAGTGATTAAGTGAAACCCGTTTCTTGTTGGAATCGTCGCAACATACTTTGTATCACCGAAGGGTTGACACTCAGATTCAATAAAATCCATTATCTTATCACCTAACTTATGTCCTTCATCACCGGGTAAGTCAATATCAATAATCCAACTCTTTGGTTTAATACCATATTCACCACAAACTGAATTATAAGCGGTATGTGCTGACTTATAATCCTTATTCAAGATTTGATCTGTAACTTTTTTCAAATGTTGGAACGCCAATTGTTCAAAACTTCTCGGTGTTAAATTGATATATGCTCTTGCATTATGGAATTCACATAAACAAACAATCTCAGGACCTACCTTATCCAAATATTCCTTTGATTTGATGTAATACGTTTTAACCAAATAAGAGTTGGATCCCACATCAGGATTCTCTTTCTTCCTCTTCAATATTTGGAGGTGATAAAAAGTATCCTCAGATGGGAATTCCAACAACTCAATTATTCTTTCAAAATTATCTACCATAATTGTTTATAGTTTAACCTCGAACCTGTTTTTCATAATATCTAACTTATCTTGGGGTACATTGTGGGTATTTGTTCCACCGTGACGATTTTCCACAATTAACGAATGAACTCTATATCCGTAGGTTTCCGCCAATTTGTAATAATCTTCCATCTCCCATTCTTGGGTAAATGTGTTTGATACTACAACAGGTGAATGTTCGTATTTCATTGCGAACTCAATCTCTTCTTTGCACCATTTGTGTGCGTTTTTGATTTCACTTGGTTTGAAATTGTAATTTCCATCACTATCCACAAAATACATATCCGCTTCTTTGTGGCAATAATCTTTATCACCAACTAACATTTTTGCTAATGTTGACTTACCACTTCCTGGCTAAGGAACCCCCCTCAAGAGAATCAACTCTTTTACTGGGGGGTTCGTGTTTTTTTTAATATCCATACTATTTATTGTTAGGGGTTTACTTGGTTTAGACTACAAAGATAATTAAATAAAAAACAAAAAACAAACTTTAATGAGCAAATATACTAGAAATTGTCCATTGTGTAATAAAGAACTTACATATTCTAGCAAATACAACTACCAAAAAGCGAAACTAAAGAAAAGTAAATGTAAAAGTTGTGGAATAAAAGAATCAATCACAGATGAAAGACGTGAAAAAATGAGAGATCGAGTTGAGGGTAGAAATAATCCTATGTTTGGTATGAAAGGCGAATTAAATCCGTTCTTTGGTAAAAAACACACTGAAGAAACAAAAATTAAAATTGTTATAAATAGAGACATGTCTGTTTATCGTAGTGATGAGTTTAGGAAAAAAATGAGTGAGGTAACAAAGGGTGAAAATAATCCTATGTTTGGTCGTTCATTTTATGATGTATGGGTTGAACGATATGGGAAACAACTCGCTGATGAAAAAATGAAAAAGTACAGAGAAACTCAATCTATAAATAATTCTGGTACTAAAAATAATATGTTTGGTAAACCATCACCAATAGGTTCAGGAAATGGATGGTCGGGTTGGTATAAAGGGTGGTATTTTAGAAGTTTAAAAGAGTTAACTTATATGATTAAAGTCATAGAAAGATATAATTTAGAATGGGAAAGTGCCGAAACAAAAGATTTAACTATAAGATATTTAGACTATAATTTAATTGAGAGGTCATATACTGCCGATTTTATCGTTAATAATAGATATATGGTTGAGATTAAACCTAAGAAGTTATGGGATAGTCCTCTTATAAAATTAAAAACGGGTGCGGCTATTGAATTTTGTAATTTAAGAGGTCTTAAATATAAGTTAATTGATATTGATAGGTTATCAAATCAAGAAATTATAACGTTATTGGATAACAACTTAATTAAGTTTATTGATAGATATCATAATATGTTAAACAACCCTTAAATAAATCCCAAAATAGATATTCCACGTAATAAAAATAATTCTTTCATTTCTTTTCAGTTAAGGTTGCTGTTAGTTTGGTAATCCCAAATTTATTTTTATCTGAGTTATCAAACATCTGTCTTTGTAGTTCACCTGATAAAATAGTATTCTTTAGTTCTTGGAACTCTTCATTCATTTCATCTTTGATTGTGATAGTAAATTTTAATTCGTATGTCTTACTCATTTGTTACCTCCTTGTAGTTTATCTCTCATCCATTTAGCACCCTTACAAAATAATCCACCTGCGGCTGCACCTAATGTTTCTTCTATCTCCTCATCCGTTGGTAGTTCTATGGGTGTTAGTTCACTTATTAGGCTCTCCTCAGTATCACCCTCATAGAAATCTTGCCAAAATGCTTTTTTAAGCAATTTTCTTACTTGTTCTTCTGTGTATAGTTTCATTTTATTCTCCTTTAAATTCAATACACCTAACAGAAAATCTACACTCTTCACCTTCTGTTTGAGGGTCTTTGTAATAATACCAACCTTCTAAATCATCAGGGTACTTTGGATTGTAAGCTTCATATCTGATAGGTGTATTGTTGTTATACTCATTGAGGGCTTGTTCCAGTAACTCTCTATTAGGTGCCGCTACTACAGGAATACCATCCCATACTGCAACATATATAAATGTTTGATTCATTTAGTTAAATTTAATTTGAAAAACATTTTGTATGTCAATCTTAACACCATCTTTCCAAGCGTGAGTAAGGGTAGCACTATCACAATCAAATGTTGATTGAATACCTTCACCATACAGTACAACTCTTACAGGATATTGTTTAGTTGGTTTAGATGGTTGTTTGTTCATCCAAACACCAACAATTAGTCCAATACAAAAACTTGATACTATTACTAAAATATTTATTGTAGTACAAATTGATTCTCCTCTTTCCATTTCATTTCTTTTTAAATTGTTCAAACCAATCATGTAAATTATCATAAGATTCTGTTTGTTGTAATCTTAATAATAATTGTAAAACTTCCTCCTCACTATACATTCTTTCAGCTTGCCAATTAGCACCAAATTTGTGTCCTGTTAATACTCCTACTTTTAAAACTTCTAAAATATCTTCCCATTTAACCACACCTTTTTTGGGGTTACTGTCTTTGGTAAATTTACTTAGTGCAAATTCTTGAGCCTCTTCTAAAGACCATTTACTATCAGCTCCTTCAAGTGTTTCTTGTTTTGGTTCTCCTAAAACTTCATTGTCAGGCAAATGTATTATATACCCTTTATCATTGCTTTGAAAAGGTTTTAATACTTCATAACTAACCTCAACTTCCTCACAACTTGGATTCTTAACAAACCATTCTAAGAACTCATCATCAATCTTTTGTACACCATCATTGATTAAGTCTTGGTCTGTTGTTAGGATGATTTTTTTAAATTCGTCTCCTATAATATCTTCAATACATTTATGCAATTTACATCCTGCATATAATGACCAATCACCTGATTTAGGTTTTTCATCAGATGTGATGTAGATGTTTTGGAATTGCATGTTTTGTTCCATGTAATTAGTTACATACCTACTTAGTTTGTCTGTTGGTATTAAGTGTATGTTTTTCATTTTGTATTTAGTTTAGCGTAGATGATTCTACCTGTAAATTTAGGATGGATAATAGTTTCAAACTCTACTTCAGGTGATGATAGTACACGAGCTTCAAAGTTATCAAATCTCTCCTTCATCTCAGCAAAGTAGGTGAGGTCATCAGGGTGTAAAGGTATCCAATCTGGGATTGATTCATCAGTATGGTTCATTACACCCCAACCCCATTCTTCATGTAGGTTTATTGTTCCTTCCATAACTTTCATTTTTAATATCGGTAAAGATAAAACCAAAATTTTAATTCTCAAAACTTTTTTACAATCTTTTTTCGTGATGGTCCTTCGGTAGTGTTAATTTACGTATTGGTTGGTTGTGCATAATATTCAAAATCTCATAAATCTCAATCGGAACAATATTGTTACCATCAACACCGACATCCATCGCTTTACCATCAGCAACTCGTAAATGTTTAGGTAAGTGAACGTGTCCGTGTAAATGGATATTCCCGTTATTCATACCATCCCAAGATGCGATTGGGTAGTGCATACAAATCAAAGTGTGTCTATCAACAAGTTTACCTGTTTTATTAACCCGAAGATCAATCATCAAATAATCTTGAACAGATGAGAACAATGATTTAACTCCGCCCTTATCTCTCCTAATATGGTGATCGTGGTTTCCCAAGACCAAATGAATGTTTTTACATAAGATTCGGTTTCTGAATTCTTCAATATTCTCAAACCCACCGAAGGACCAATCACCCAAGTGAATTAAAATATCATCCTGATGAACGATCTCATTGATGTTATTCACCAAGGTATCATTCATATGATCCAACGACTTAAAATCTCGAGTTAAGTTGTCACTACCGGTCCATTGAGTGGTTGCCCTACAAATATTAGAGTGAGCGTAGTGAGTATCGCTTGTAAACCAAACTCTTCTTCTGATCCCGTGTCCTACTTCAATTTTCATGTCTTATAATTTAATGACACAAAGGTAATCAATAGTTTTTGTTTTTCCTAATAAAAAAATTCAAAAAAATACAAAACCCAACAAAAAGAAAAACTCCAATAAACATCAGTTAAAATTATCAAATTTTATTTTTGATCTATCAATAAACAAACCATTTAGATCAGAACAAACCAAACCTTCATTTTCTTGCAAAAATTCAATAATCATTTCCCAAGTCCTCAATAATTTCTCATAAGGATGTCCATAAACCCTACCATAAATTTTATCTACGGTAATGATCTCACACATATTAGTTGTAACACTAACGTGAGGTAATTCTCCCCCAATCGGTGTTGATTCAATTGATTCAATCACTTCCATTAAATAATTCCAATCTTCGTGATACTCTAAATAAGACGGAAACTCTGAACATTCATATGGTGTGATCACCAACATTTTATCAGCATCAACCTCCCAATGTGACGGATATAAAGTCATATCCACAATTTCCAAAGGAGTTTTTGAATAAATGTGGCATAATGTTTTTTGGTGGTTACCCATCATAGTTAGATCTTCGTAGGTAATATACCGGTGGGTATATCCCATAAAATACGCAATTAAATCGTTTCCTTCCTTGTAATCAAATGAACTCATATGGTATATAATAAATTTGTTTTAGAATTAACTAACATAAATAAGTTTTCAATACTCTCATCATAACTATCTATGATGTCAGCATGTTTTTCCCATTTCTTAACCAACAAACTAAAAAGTTTTCTAGCGATTTTCATCTGTTCCTTCGTTTCAACAGACGTAATTGTTCTCATTACTTTAACGTAATCTTTTACAAATTTTGAATTCATGTCACAAAAATACGAAAAGAATCTGTACTGTCAAAGAGTGACCGGTATATTTATCTAAAAAAGTTTATGAAAGACCTTATCCAAAAAGTTTTGAGAGAAGAAACAACAAAAAAGATGGTTTTAACCGAACAAGTTAATATATCGGAAAATTTGAAATATCACCTAAATGAAGGTATTAGATTGCAAGATCAAATCTTCAGACCATACTCAGATGAATTCTTTAATTTAATCAATGAAGCAAGAGAATTACACGAACAAGGTAAATTGTTCCTTGAAGGTTTTGACAAATGGATCGTATCTATGGATATCGGAAAAACCGCGATCAATGAAGAAGGTGATGTTGTTTTCTTGGACGTTCCTTTTTTGGTTGAGGATGAGGTAATCAATGAAGCGGAATATGCCGGTAAAAAAGTAAAATTAAACTACCCCATGAGAGCGTCGGGTGGTAAGAAAAAATACCAAGTATATGTTAAAGGTGACTCGGGTAGAGTTAAAAAGATTAGTTTTGGTGATGTTCACGGTGGATTAACCGCAAAGGTGTCTAATCCTGAAGCAAGAAGAAGTTTTGCTGCTAGACATAAGTGTAAAGATAAGAAAGATAAAACCAAAGCGGGGTACTGGGCATGTCGAATCAATAGGTATGCTCACCTATGGGGCGGACGAACATATGGGGGTTATTGGTAATGAAACCCTATGTTGATCAGATTGTTGATGAGAACACAAAAATAAGAACATTCTTATTTAATTCTAACTCAGAAGAATATCAATGGCATAGAGATGAAGGTGACAGAAAAGTTACCATTTTGGAAGTTTCGGGTGAATGGAAGTTTCAGATGGAAAACTCTTTACCTGTTTTATTAAAAAAAGGGGATGTGTTAAACATCCCCAATCATGAATATCACCGATTATTACCAAGTAACTCGTTCTTGGACAGGTTGGTCGTAAGTATAGTTGATAGCAATTTCGCCACCATTATAGGCAGATAAAGGGTTTTCAGGTGGTGCTATTGACAATTCTTCCGTCGGATATAATTTAACACCAACCGTATTCATAGACACTTTATCCTTTTGATTATCACTTAAAAGGTCATAATTACACTCACCTTTATTTATGATTGTTTTTACTTTAGATAAAATTTCAAAGGGTAATCCACTTTCAATAGAATCAATTCTGTTATCTATTTGATTCCAAAATGACAAACCATCGTGTAATCGTTTATAAGCGGCAACCTTAAAGTTTTCAGTTTTCTTAATGATATAAATTAAACATCCTGATGACGTATAGTCATAAAAGGTGTGTGAGTCATTAGTCGCTGCGGTACACCATTTTGATCCAGCACCATATTTTCTTGAAGCCAGGTGTGATAACGGTCTAACGATTAACCATTCATCATCTTCATAATCCTTGATTATGTATTCCATAATTTCCTTATCCTCTAAAGATAGTTCTGCGAGTTGGACATAGAAACTAACATCAGACATTTGTCTAATTTCTGAGACATCTACCTTTATTTTGTTATTTTCAACAAAACTCATAAACTTAAATAAGTCTTTGGATTCTCTCCAAGAATAAAAATCAGTAAATAAACGAAGTATAAATGACACTCCTAAACTATTACTTTCTTTCAATTTACTTAGTTCAGAATTGGTAACACAGCTACTAAATTCTAACTCACTGATAAATTCATTGGCGGATTCACCAATTCTGTTAAATTTATCTTCTAATAACTTAGTAAATAATTCAACATATTTTGATTTTCCACTAAGGTCTACGGACCTAATCATATCACCTATATTCATATTTAGGTAATCTTTTTGTTCTAATAATGTTCTATACTTTCCCATGTTTCAATCATATAAAAGGGAAATTATACAGTCAAATTATTTTTGAGAAATTAAATAGGATTCCAAAGGTTTTGTGGGTGCGGAATTATTAAAATAATAAATGTATTGTTTTTTTGAAAAAACAAAATAAATTGTTTTCCTAAATGAATCAGGGACAGTGGCACCTGATTTTAATTTAATTGATGATTTTGAAAATATCAATTCACATTTAACAACTATTGAGTCGGTTTGAGCCCAACTTCTTTCCTTAGATTCTAGTTCTTTCCAAATCCCACGATTTAATGAGAAGTTTTGTAATGCAGAATTACAATATGAAAAAGTGGCATACATATGATCTTTTGTATCTGAAAAACTCTCAGCGGATGCGATATGTCCCTTATCATATTCATTATTTGCATAATCAGAATTATCTGACGTATGAATGTCTTTTGGTTTATAAAAATTTAGATGACCTCGAGATACCAATGACACTGGTTTATACAACGAATATTGGATCCAAAGAGGTTGTTCATACACTTCACTATATTCACCTTTATAAATTCCGTAGTCAAATGCTACTTTTTCTCTATAAGGTGCGGTGAAGGATATAAAGAAAAATGTAAGTAAAAATATATATTTCATATTAGTAAATATATTTATAAGAAAAATGTTTATGGGTAAATTTATTATTACCGAATCTGAGAAGAATTATATTAAAAGTCTTTATTCTAAATTTTTGTTTGAACAAGAATCAAATGATGGTAGATTGAGAATAGATTTCGGTGCGGATTTTCAACAAGGTAAATATGATGTTAAAAGTTTGAATGTTAATGACGTTTATAAGAAATTAGAACCACTGAAAAAATTCTATACGGATAATGATGGTGGTGACATTAAATTATATATTGAATCTAGTGAATCTAACTCCACACCACCTCCCGGTATGAAAGACGGTGATTTATCAAAAAATAGATTACAAACCATTAAATCGGTTATAACAACTTGGTTAAATACAAGTATTCCTAATTGGAAAGAAAATTCTCAAATTGAAGAATACATTGTAAAACCTGAAGAAAGACAAGAAAAATATGTGAAGGGTGTTGATAAGGCAACGGATCCTAAATATTTGGCAGACCAATACGTTTATTTGGAAGTTGGTGTTGATAATACACTAAAACCATTACAAACAAAAACTCGTACACTACCGAATAAGGGTGGTAGAGGATTTGATTATGTACCGCAAGGTAATAAAATTAGTAATTTTGGTGGGGATATATTACGATTAGATTGTAACTCATCATATGAAGTCACAGGTGGTGGTGTTGAGGTTGGTAAGCCACCATTTATCGGATTTGATCGTAAAATTGATGTTAGTGAGTATAATAAGAATTTAGAAATATATTTTAATTCACTAAGAATTCCTGATAGATTTATAATTACAAATGCCGAGTCAAATACTGTTTTATTGGATACAGGATATATGGGTTCTCCTAATTGGGTAGAGTTTGTACAATTTGTTAATCTTGCTCAAAAATATCAAAATCAAAACGCGTTTAATGGTGTTAACGTTGGAGATATTAGGATAAACCAAGACTATGGTCAACAACTTCAAGGAAGTCTAAGAAACCTTCTTAACGCTAAAAACCCCAAAACGATTAAGTTTGATAATAACACTTCTGATGATCACGAGATTGGTTTTAATATTAGTAACTTATCGGGTGTTAAAACTGTTAGATTAGTTGCGTATTCACCATTAAAAAACACATTGTTTAAACTAAAATTATCTTGTCCAAGCAAATGAAATTCGTAATCTCAGAAAATCAATATAAAAAACTTCAGATATTATCTGAAGGTCAAAACGTTAAAGAATTTATTAAAAACTTATTAAGTTTTGACGATAATACTATAAAAAGGATTCAAGATATTTTAGTTAAGTCGAATTTTTCAATTGATTCTTTGAAATCTATGTTTCCTAAAGTATTAACACCGGAATTAGTATCAAAATTAGACAGTTTGAATGTTAATCAAGCAATCAATTTAGTTAGAGCGTTGTATAATGTTTTTATTAAAAACAAATATAATTTATCTGAACAAACTTCGGACGATTATGAAAAAGAATTGGTTAGTGCAATTAACAAAGTTAAACTACTTCAAAAAAATAAATTACCTAAAGATGAATTTAAACGTAACGTTACTGGGTTTGATTTACCTTTAGGTATTGCGCTTTCAATTGCACTTGGTTTAGCCGCGGGTTTGGGTAGCGGTGTGTTATTGACAGGTCTCGCTACTTTTGGTGTCTGTATTATTGTTTCTTTGATTATAAAGTATCTTCCAGCATTAATAAGGTATTTTAAAGTTAAAAGGGACTTAAAATATAATTTAGCGTCGTTGGAAAAAGATTTAGAAACATATAAAACAGGTAATCAAAATCAAAACTCAGTTGATATTCTAACAAAAAATTAAAATTAAATTATCCGAATAAATGAAACTCATAATCTCAGAAAATCAATATAAAAAACTTCAGGTATTATCTGAAGGTCAAAACGTTAAAGAATTTATTAAAAACTTATTAAGTTTTGATGATAATACTATAAAAAGTATTCAGGATACTCTAATTAAATCAAATTTTTCAATTGATTCTTTGAAATCTATGTTTCCTAAAGTATTAACACCGGAATTAGTGTCATTTTTAAATGGTTTGAATATTAATCAGGCTATCAATTTAGTTAGAGCTTTGTATAATGTTTTTATTAAAAATAAATATAATTTATCTGAACAAACTGTGGATGATTATGAAAAAGAATTGGTTAATATAATTAATAAAATTAAACAACTTCAAAAAAATAAATTATCAACAACCAAAAGCGAAATCAAACGTAACCTTAGTAATGATATTCGGGGGGCAACAAAAGTAACCGCGATGTTCACTGTTATTATTGGTGCCGCATCAGGAATTGTTTTAGGTGCGGGTGCTGGCCTGTTGGTAGGTCTCTCAACGTTAGCCATTTGTATGATTGTGTATTTGATTATAGCTACTCTCCCCCCATTGATAAAATATTTTAAAGGTAATAGAAACTTAAAACATAATTTATCAACATTTGAAAAAGATTTGGAAACATATAGAGCGGGTAGTCAAAATCAAAATTCAGTTAATGGTATGACAAAAAATTAAATCTCCTTATCTTCGGTTTTTTCACCACCGATAAGTTTTGTTATTCTATTTTTTGCTTTTTCACCTAATGGAATTGCGTTACCTTCTTCATCAATACGAACGAATTTAATGTTTGTTTTTAGAATGATTTTTTGTTCACCTGTATATACGTTGTGATTACGTGCTTCCAAATATAAAGTTATGGAACTATTCCCGTGTCTAACGGGTGATCCATAGATTTTTAATAATTGACCTTCCTTAGCAGGTTTTTCAAAAAAACATTTATCAATACTTACGGTTACCAATCTTGGTGTATCACACAATTGCATTGCATAACCGGCAGCACTTTCATCTATCATTGATAGTAATGTTCCACCGAATAATGCTCCGTGAACTCCTAAGTCTTGTTTTTTAATAATGTGCGTCGAAATGAGATCCATAGGATCAATAATAAACTTAAAATCACAATTTGGAAATACGTGATGCAAGTTTTTTTATAACCTCGGCAACTGCAGCACTAACACCAATCCCGATCAATCTTGTAACCATCTTATCCAATTCTACTTCTTCAAAATCACCACGGATAAATACCTCTTTCATAATTGGAATTAACGGTAACATAAATGCATAATTTGCCATCGACGCAACACCCGACAAACCAACACCAAGATATTCTAAAAGTTTCTTAAATGATTTTTTTAGTTCTTTTGTTTTCTTGACCACAGTTGAAAAAGTATCTGATAAACCTTTTTCTTTAATTCTATCCAACAGGACTTTTATATCGGCTTTCTTTTCAAAGAAAACCGTCATTACTGCTGATATTGCAATGAGTGTAACCTCCATTGGTGTTATATCTGCAACATTTTCATTGATCCAACTTTCAATAGGACTGATTAAAGCACCAATACCCACACCCCAAGTTAATAAAAATTTCAAATTAAGACCTAAGTGATCTTTAACTTTTCCATATAGATCTTTTGTGTATTTTTTTACATTTTCAATAGTTTTCTCGGTTTGCTTTTCAGCAGATTCAAGAATTACGTGTTTAATATCTGATTCGGTTATATTTATGTTCATAACATATAAATACATTAATATATTTATTAAACATGAAAAAAGAATTTAACCCAAAATTAGAAGTAGGTGACAGAGTTAGTTTAGTTAACATGAACGACCCATATTCACCCGTTATTGTAGGAACGACAGGAGTTGTAACCGGTATTTCTGAAGTTATGGGTGAGTTAATTTATTATATGAAATGGGATGATGGTAGTACATTAAGTTTAATTCCTGAAACTGATTTATATTTAAAAATTAACAATAGCGAAACTAAGGATAACTTAAAAGAGTCAATTAATGACAAAGAAAAAAAAAACTTAATTTCTCTCGCAAACAAACTTTTTGGTGATAAAAAATTTGAGTTTGAGTTTTTTGTGCTTGATCATGTTTTTCCTAACTATATTATTAGTTTTTATGTTCATTTTAATAAAATACGTCCGATGATACGTGTAGGTGAATGGTATGATTATTTGGAATGTGATTTAACAATGAAGATTACAGGTCCTAATCAAGAGTTAATAGATATGTTTAGAACCGCTATGGGTGAGATAGAAAAGGGTGAACCATTTGATTTGGCATATAGATATAATATAATTGCACAAGATTTAATTAAACAAGAAACTATATACATTGGAACTACTGATATTCACATTAGAGAATCTAAATTTGAAGATACTTCTTTAAACGAGTCAACCAATGTTGATGTTCTTGTAAAACACCTTAAAATATTAAATGTGATTAGATTTAAAGCTATTGTATTTAAGTTTTTAGAATTATTAAGACAAAGTGGTTTAACTAATATGATGGGTGCCAGACCATATCTTTTGATGGGTAAAGAAGGTATGACAAAAGAGCTTGTCTATCACAAAGACGGTATTGAGGGGTATGAAGAGTTGGTTGAAGCGGCTGAAGATTGTAGAAACGAAATAATTAGAGGTGCTATGGAGATATTATCGTCAGAAGGTAAAGACTTAGAACTTAATAGTATTGAAAGGCAGATTAGGAAAATTATGGATGCCGTTATGGAACTTTATTTTACGAATTATTCACTTGGTAAACCTAAATAATATTTATAAACAAAAACAGATATGAACGGATTTTTTGCATCAGGACAAATGTCCTCAGAAGAGAAACAAAATATATTGGATCAACACAAAACAATATATGATGGTTATGTTACAAGACAGAATCAAAACTTAAACCCACAACCATTATATGTTCAAGATTTCGCCAACGACAAGGGTGGAATCGTTGTTAACAATAAGGGTGATGTTAAACCTTATTCAAACGTTGGAATCAACGAAAGTATGGAAGAAGCGGAATGTGTTGAATGTGGTTACAATGAAGAAGAGATGACAGAGGATCTTGGAACCGAAAAACTAAAAATGGGAAAAAAATATAGAATAAAATTACCATCATATTATGAAGATGATGTTGAATTTACCGGAGAACTTCCATTTGGTGATGAAGGAAAATCCATGTATTCTTTTAAAGGTCCAAAATCAGGACATTCAATGAATAAGAAAGGTGTTGAAGATTATGTTTTTGATCCCGAAGAAATGAATGATGATATTAAAGAATCTTTTAAAGATCATAGAAACCAAATTATTGAAATGTTTAACAGATTCAAAAACTATAACTAATGGAAGTCAGGGAGATAGTTGAATATTCGATCGGAGAATCAATCGTTGAGGTTCATTATAGAACCATAGATGATTCTGACGATGTTATTCGCATTAGCGAGTTTGAATTGGATATTATTGATGATTATGGGTATGATGTGATTTCGTACCCATTAGATTTTTTGGATGAAGATGAATTCTTTGAAAATGAGGAAGAAGAAATTGATGAGGTTGAACTTATCTCATTTATGAATGAATTTTTTTTAATCAATCCCGATAAATTACCCAAACCCGAAGGATATTAAAATGAAAATAGATTTAGATAATTTGGTATCACTTATTGATCAAATTACGGGAACTTCCAAAGAAGAAATGGAAGAACAAGATACGGGTGGAGCACCTGCGGGTGGTGGTGAGGGTTATCCCGCAGTAACTAAATGGGAAACGGGTATAACACGAGGTCTTGCCAACCCAGTTAAGGTCGGAAAATGGAAAGATCTTTATCAAACAAAAAGAGGTAAAGCCAACACTTTATTATAACTTCATATATTTATAAAAAAAAAGTTTATGAATATCAAAGAGGGACAAGAGTCATTAAAGAGAGCTCTTTTGATGATGAATTATAAGTTAGATAAAACTTTAAATGAAAACATCAACGAAGCAACAAAAATGATTAGGTTTTTAACACCTGATGTTGTTTTAAAAATGCCTGAAAAACTTACAAATCAATTAGTAGGTTTACCAAAAGCCAACCAAAAAAACATTGAAGACATTGTCAAAGCGATTCATGAAGCCATTTCGGGTGCGGGAACCGGAGAAGGTTTATATTATTCCGTAAGTAACACTGACGCATTTAATTCGTTACAGAGAAGTTTAGCAATATCCTCAACATATAAAAAAAATTATGGGGAATCGTTAGGTGAATCAATGGAGGGTGAATGGTTTGCTTCAAAATCAAAAAACCATTTAACTAAACTAATACAAACACAAATAGATCAATATTGTGCGGGTGTTGGTCAAAAAAATAAAAAATGGTGTGAAATGAAACCCGAAGGTGAAATTAAATACGGATTCTAATGAAAAATTATTTAATTTCTGATTGGTTATCTCCCGATGAAAAATACGTCATCTTTATGGATGAGTTATATGATATTGAGAAGAAACAAAAAATAGGTCACGTACTTGAAGACTTTAATAATTTTGTATTCTTTTTAAGACATTCATATAGTGTGTCTGACTTACCAAAAGAAATTGTTACCGAGTGCATGACAGAATTGAACAACTTGTTAATCACTGAAAACACAAAAAACATTAAGAACATATTGTTAATGGAATTTGAGTTTGATCCTATTGGGTGGATTAAGAAAAAGGGAAGTGAGGCGGTAAGTGGTATTGGTGAATTTATTAACACCGCTGCCAAAGGAATGGGTGATTTTGTAAAGAATATATCTAAGGGTGAGTTCGCACAAGCGTTTAGTATTATTGGTAAAGGTGCTTTGTATGTAGCGAGAAAACTTAGAAGTGCTATGTACCACCCTGTTGGACTTATAGTAGATGCTATACTTGTTGCGACAGGTATTGGTAAAGCGGTACAATGGATACCTTGGGCGATTATTGTTGCCTTAGATATCTTGGAATTAACAGGTCTTGTAGAAAAAGAAGAAGAGTTACCTTTTTGGATGAGAATTTTATTTTTAGGGATTGATGTTATTGGTTTAGTAACTACGGGTGCAGCGGCAAAAGCTGCGAAAGGACCTATCGAGTTATTACTGAAGGGTGCTAAAACTGAAGCCGATATTGCTAAAAATTTAGCAAAAAACCCAACGGCTAAAAGTTTAATGCAAAAAATGGTAAGTGGTATTAAAGAAATTCCCAAATATTTAGGAAAGGCGATTGATTGGTTATCAAAGAAATTCCCAAAAGGTGCTGAATTACTTAAGAAAGCGTATAACGCATTTAATTCTGTCGTAACAAAAATTACTAACTCATTTGATAAAATGTTAGGAAAGCAACAAGGATTTACAAAATTAGCGACCAAAACAGGTGCAAAAGAAGGTGGAAAGACCGCAGGTATTGTTTATGGTGTTGAGAAGGGTGTTGAGGCTTATGCTGAGAAGAGAGCAAAAAACACTGAAAAAGATATTATACAAAAACTAAAAACTTCGGATGTTGAATATCCGTAAAAAAAAATATAACTATGGAGAATTTAAATGAAAATTTATCAAAGATCTCATATCTGATTAAATATGATCGATCTAAAACTATTAATGAAAATTTAGAAAGTCGTGAGTTAGACGAACAACCTCAAGCGATTTTAAAAGCGGCTAAAGATTCTAAGGGTGCGGTAAGAGTTGCTAAGGAACTTGAAATTGCTTTTGGTGATGCGTTTAGAGCAGGTTTGGATTTAAAAAGTGGTTTAAAAATTAGAAGTGCGGAAGAGTTTGTAAACGCAATTGGGTCGGCATTAAAAGGTAAAGAACTTGGTTCCGCTATTCAAAAATTATTGAACACTAACAAAATATCAGCTTCGTTGGAAATGTCATTAATCAAGGATATTGCCAAATCTAAGTCTTCAAGCATGATTGGTAAAGATTCTGCAGAAATAGTTAAAAGGTTACAACAGTCGGGTTATTCTAAAGAAATTGCCGAAGATATTGCAAAAGAAATTAAACTTATTGAAAAGGCGGGTGGTACAGCAAGTAAAACTACAAAGACCACAAGAACAACTAAGACGGCCACTAAATCACCTAAACCGATTGTACCGGCACAACGAACAAAAGTATTAAATTTTATTAGAACAAATCGTGGTTGGAATTGGAAATCTATTTTAAAGTGGGGTGCGGCTGCTGGTATAACCGCAGCAGCGTTGTATTATATCTTAAAAGAAGATGAAACTATCCCATTACCCGATGATATGCCAATAGAACCACCGGTAGAAACAACACCAACTGTTACATATACACAAGCACCTCAATATTGTGCGGGTAAAGATATTAAGAAAGGTATGAAAGGCGATTCTGTCGGTACTTTACAAGAATATTTGAACAGTCAAAATAGAGGTGAATGGCAAACATTAGTTCCTGATAAAAAATTCGGTAGAAGAACTGAAGACGCGGTTAAAGAATGGCAAAAAAATTATGGGTTATCTATGACGGGTGTTTGGGGAACCAAAGAATGTGAAATGGCTAAAAAACCAAAAGAAACAAAACCTGAAGAACCAAAACCCATAGAAACTGGAGGTATTCCGACAACAGGATTGGATGAGATGTTCCGTAGAAAAATTAGAAAAGCACTTTTAGAACAGGCGGTATCCGCAACACCTAAAAAAGGAAATTACGCACTTAAAGATGTTATGGAATTTTGTTTGGATAACACTCAAAAGGCCAAAGCATCAATTATGAGAAATTTAACCGCGCCCGGATATCCAAATTCGGAAGGTTTAACATATAAGAGCCCAAATCCTAAATATGATCAAAATCAAAGATTTAATCATATTATAGACGGAGAACTTCAAGTTTATACATTACTAGTCGGTGAAAGATCATTTAAAATAACTAAAAATTTAAACTGTCCTAATATTGCAACGATAGAGACTACCGCAGGGGCTGAAGCCGCTAGTAAGTTAGGTGCTGAAGCGTCAAGACCTGGAGATCTTGGTCAGTTAGAGGATTTATACAACCAATTAAAAGCATATATTAGACAAGGATATAGAGGACAGACGTTTGAAATGGCGGCTAGATATTTTGGATCAAGTTCTAACCCAACGGTTAAACAGTATGGACAAGATTTAATGGCAAATAAAGATGCATATTGGAAATCACAGTCCGATGAATGGAAACAAACATATAATAACTACAATCGTGGTATTGAGGACAATTATAACCAAATGAAAAATCCACCCGAAGGAACAATACAATATTATACACCAAGGACGGTTGATTTATCTGCGTTAGGTATTAAACAACCACAAACAATATATATGTTTAAAATGGGTGGTGAATCTGCGACTGTTTCAGGTGGTCAGCAAACTAGAATTTCACCAAAAGCCCAATCATTAGGAAGATGTTTTGGTGATTTATTCTTGTTATATCACTACGCAACAACATCTGAGCCAAGTGATCCGATTATACCGGGCACCGACATGGTAAAAAGAACAGTTCTTCAATGTATGAGAGAAGGTAATTTTGAACAAAGAAATATTATCAAACAACTTACAGATAGAAAATTTGAATCTGAGGTTGAGGCTAGTTTGGCATCATCCAAGTATGATACTATTAAAGATAATAGAGGAAAATCAAGATACAGATTAAAAGACGCTCCTAAATATTTATCTTATGTATTATCTCCCGATGCGGGAAAATACATGGTAAATTCACCACAACCGGCAAAACCTAAACCGACTGATAACAGATTCTAATATGAAAAATTTAAAGAATAAGTTACACGAATCTTTGAAAGAAGTTAAAAGTAAGAAAAATTCACTATTGATTGAATCTAAGATTGTTAAATCAAGACTTTCATTATTGGTTACTGAAAACGCAATGAATGATCAGAAAGAATTTAACAAGATGTTTGAGAAATTGATGATTGAACGTAATATTTTAGTGAATCAAGGGATCACTGAATCGGTAATTAATGAGGGTATTGTTGATTCTTTTTTGGGAATATTTGGTGGTTTTTTCTCCGAGTTTCCTGCGGTTTTAGGTGAGAGATTTACGGCTTGGTTAATGGAAGGTTTATTTGGTCCGACTTATAAGGATTCTTTATTGGCACAAACAATTGTTGTTGGTATCGGTAATGTTATAAGAAAGGGTGAGTTTTCAAAACTAACAGATTGTGCTTTCCTATCCAATGTAATTGCGGACTCAATAGTTGAGGGGTATTTCAAAAAGATGTTGGATCAAAAAATGGCAGGAGGTTCCTTCAGTTCAAATTTATGGGGTGGGGGTATCATTGATATGATTAGAAACCAAATATCCACATCAATATTGGACAGTCGTTTTGTTGATGGATTGGAAAATAAAATTGCATCAGTGATTTGTCCAAAAATTGAGAAATTTGCAAGTAATACAAAAAATGTCATTGATGACGCTAAGTCAAAAATAACAACATAACCATCACGGATGGCTCCGTTGATATAAATCCGTTAATGAGAGAGGGGGGTTTATCATC